TTACAAGCCCCGCTCCCAGCCCTGCTAAGCCTAGTCCACTAACACCGCCCGCACCACCCGCAGCCGCGGCTCCAGCGCCGAGGGCGCCCGCTCCAATGCTACTCAACGTAGGCGCAAGCTTAGCGCCAGACACATTACTCAAAAACAGATTCTTTATCGGGTTAACCAGCGCCAGTTGGACAAAGAACTGTATCAGTTCTGACATCACACTGCGCACGACATTCCCAAAGTCTATCGCCGCCTCCTCTCCACGCACAAACATATCCGTAATCTCCGACCCAATGCGGTCGAAGGACCTGTCTATGAGGCTGGCTATTTCCTGCATAGAGGCTTTGAACTGCTTTGTCGCCTCTCTTTGATCAAACTGTTTGCCAGCAGCCCGCCGTGTTCTTTCAAACACGCGCTCTAGCTCCTCGGCCGCCAGTCCCATCTCCTCAAGCCCCTGTTTATCGAGTTTGAGTAGTTGGTTAATGATGAATAGCTCGCGCTCAGACTTACCCAAAGCCTCAGCCTGCTGATTCAGCTTGTCTATCAAATCATTAGCGTCTTTTAATGGCTTCTCAAACTCCTCGTTAAGCTTCTTCTGCTTATTGGATATGGCCGCTAGGACTTTCTCCGCTAAGGCGCCGAATTGGGGGAATTCCTCGGCAAGCTCCTTAACGCGCTCGCGCATATTGTCCAACTGCTCTGTCGCCTGCTCTAACGCTGCCTTTGGCGGCAAGTCTTTTTCCAGTAGTTTGAATATCTCCTTTAGCTGGTCAATATCATCTTGCCGCTTTTCAAACTCACGCAGCGAGTCATTCAATATGACCACGCCCTCATTGGTGACACGGAATGCTTTGTCGAGGATGCCGGCAGTTGAGGCCAGCTCAATGGTCTTATTACTTACACCCTGCTGCTGGAGGATTAGAGACTCTAACTTGAGGTTAATCTCCTCAATCGCTTCTGGGAACTTGATGCTGTTGATGTCCGCCTCAAGCTGCTCTAGCGTTTTGCTAGTGTCACCAAGAATGGCGTTGACTAGATTCTCCGTATTAACATCGCCGCCAATCGCCTCTTCGATAGCAGCTTTGGAATCCCCTATTAATTGTCTTAGAGCACCAGCAAAGTCAGAGTTCGCTATCTCCTCTTTTGCGCCCTCCAAAGTACCTTTAATGGTTTTCGCAGCGTTTTCTGACGCCTCTTTGATATCAGGGCCTAGCCGCTCGATTACAGCGTTAATAATAGAGCCAAAAGTGGTTTTAACCCCACTTACTTGGTTTCTGAGGGAGTCTAATACGGCTTTGGCAATTTTATTTCTTTCTATCACCTCAATAGACTTCTCACCAAAGGTTTTTAGCGCATCAGTAGCATCCCCAATACTCTCTGTAAGGTTTACCCAAACCTGCTCGCTAGTCCCTTTGATGGCCTTAAGCAGGCCAGGCAATAGATCTAGCTTGAGCGCTATACCTGCAACTAGGCCCAAGAATGTACCGGCTAAAGTGATGAGGTTAACGCTAAAGATGGCTTTGAAAGCCTTCACAGCAACCAGTGCAACTAAGCTCTTCTTCAGCTTGTCGGCTGTTTTTGCGAGTTTTGTCAGTGCACTTATTGCCCCACTCAACACGCGGCCAGACACTAGGCCGCCAATGGTTAGGATCACCACCTCCAAGTTCTCAATTAAGTTAGCTAACCCTGCAACTGTGCTTTCACCCGCAAACAACACAGCTTCACCAAATTTCCTGACAATGTTGCTTTGCTTATCTAGGTTTATAATTGCTTCAGTAACACGATTCACCTGGGCGGCAATACCAGTTAGCACGCCCTGCTCCGACACCGCCACCTCAGCCGTCTGCCGCAGCGTTTCCAATAGCGTATCCCACGCACCTGCTAGCCCCTCAGCCGCACTCTTAGCGTTACCGCCAACCTTCTTAGCAAGCTCATCCAGAATAATGGTCTGGGCTGTAGCCACATCTCCCGTCTCTACTAGGGTGCGGAGGATAGCCTGTTGCTGGTCGTTAAAGGTCACACCCACACGCCGCAACCTCTCCATCCCCTCCTCCGGGTCCTGCAATACGGCTGCAAGCCGGCGGGCTTGGGAGATGAGGTTGCCAAACCCGCTAGCGGCGAGGTCTTGGGACAGGGTTAAGGCGCGACGGAAGTTCTCCCCACTCAGGCTGGTAGCTGTGGTCAGCGTAACAATCGCCTTACGCGCCTCATTTGCATTAGTCAGCGTCTCTCGGCCCAAAGCTCGGGCCATCTCATTTAGCTCATTCGTCGTAAAGCCTAGGGTGTCTTGAAGGGCTTTCGCTCGGTTTTCTAATACTTTCATCTCCGATTCAAACCGGAGACCGGCGCGAACTGACTGCACTGCGGCACCGCCAAACGCAATTATTGCACCCACTACGCCAGCGATAGCGGCTGTGTTGCGGTTGGCGAGGGAAGTAATAGCCGTGATACGAGAAGCGATGCCAGAAAGGGGTCCCAATGCGACCTGGACGGACTTCGACAGGTCTGTCATTCGTTTAGATAGTTCCGCCGTCTCGTTAGCCGCCTTACCGTTGCGGTTAGAGATGGTGGTTACGGATCGTTTAACGACGTTTGCTTGTCGGTTGAAGGCGTCAACCGAGCGGTTAAAGTCTTTTTGCGTGCGAATGCCACTGGACATGACGCGGTTCAGGGAGCTGAAGGCAGATCCCAGTCGGCGGTTAAGCTCTGTGGTGTCGGCGCCCGCCTTATTCAGGCGCTCCATTTGGGATCGCAGCGTTAAGACCGTCTCACGCGCCCGCTGTATGGCGCTAACTTGTTTTACGAAGCTGGATTGTACTGATTTGTTGACATTGGTGAAATCGCGGTTAGCACCAATGCTCTTACGTAGTTTCTCGGCGTATTTATCTACCTCCTCCTGCGCACGTTTAAGCCCCGATACCTCGGCGTCGAGGATAAACCTAAGCTCGCCTACTGTTGTTACAGCCATTCTTTACCTCTACGTTAGCGCCGAGGACGGCGAGCTCGGCTTTGGTTAGCCCTCTGGTCCTGCTTCGCCTTCTCTAACTGTTTATCGTGTTCCTCCTTCTTAATCTTAAACCAAGCAAGCCAATCATCAAACTCATCTGGGGGCATTAACTCCTCTACCTCCCAGGCAAACTTATGGAGCTGCTCCGCTATTGCGTGGACTGCTTGCCGGTAAGAGTCGTTTTTGAGTTCTCCGATTTTTTTTCAGGATTACCCAGTGACAGTAGCTCGATGGCCTCTCCGCCAAACTGATCTACGAAGTCCCCAGCAGGCTGTGAGCTTAGCGCCCCATAATCCCTTTCATCATAAATCCGCTCTCCCGACTCTGGGTCATAGACAAAGCGGATGGCGCACTGGATGATGAACTCCATTTCATCTAGGCGTCCATCATTGGCTCGACATTTATTGATCAGGTTATTGCGCTCCTTGACCGTAGGCTGCCGCACCTCTACCTCAATTGGGTTGTCATAATCAAACCCAGTATGCTCTAACCCAGTTACATTGCCGTCCTCGTCTTTCACCTCCTCATACGTCGGTGGGTAGTATTTGATGATCTTGCGACGAAATTGGGCTGCTCTACCTAGAGTAGCGGCACGAAGGCGGTCGCGGGTCGGATTCTCTTGCTGTTTTGCCATTAGGTTTTCCCTCTCACTGGCTATGTGGTGTATCTAATTACGGCTTACCAAACTTTATCGGGGTTATCTCATCGCGTGCATCTAGCTGGAAGGTCACGTCTGCGGTTTCTAGCGCGCCAACATCACCCGAGTGCGCATCGCTCTCGACCTTAAAGAAGCCCCGCGCCACTAGACTTGTGCTACCGCCTGGGGCGACCTCGCAGACAATCTGCGTGTCAGACGACAACGCATTGTGCGTTTCCAACTCTATATCATCCCAACGGGACACGGTTAGCGTTGCATCAAAAAGCCCACGTTTGCGGCTGCGGAAGCCTTCACTTCCAAACTCCGTATCATCCAACAGCTCGCCGTTGAGATTCAACGTGTAAGTATTCGCGCCTGCAAGGTCGGTGAGGGGCAGATAACTACCGCTCACCGTTATGGGCGTTGTTTGAGCGCCAGTAAAAGTCACTCTACCAAACAGATAGTCAATCGAGTTGACATTGGCAGCGGCTATCGTGCTGCCGTTGCCACGGAATGTCGGCGTGACGTTAGGATTCCAAACCCTGCGGGCGGTTGAGTTGATTTGGAAGGTGTTTGCCACGGTACTCTGCGTAGACATGGCTTGAGAGGTCATTACTGTAGCGGAACCGCTCAGTTTGACCTTAGTTTTGAAGGATGCTAAGCCCATTACGTGCTAACCCCTAACTTAAACTGTGGACAAAGCGCTTTCGGCTTGCATCGTAATGTCGATGGTCTCCATGCCGCCCACATCACCATTTAAGCTAAACGACTCAACCTTTACCTGACCCGTGAAGCCATTCGTACCGTTCGGCAGGTAGTTCATGTCTAACGTAGTGTCGTTAAACAGGGCGTCTCGAATGGTATTCAGAGCTGCATCGCCCACACTAAACACTGCGGTAACGGACAGACTGTAATCTTTCAGACCACGCAACCGACTGCGGAAGCCAGTCGAGTTAAAAGTCGTATCATCCAACAGCTCGCCGGAGAAGTTCAACGTACCCGTGTTGCCTGGGACATCATCAAAAGTCCCAGCAGCGGTAGTCTTTACCTGGATCTTTTTGTTAAAGCCAGCAATACTCATAGAGATAACCCTCTGTGTTACGTTCGCTTACCAGCCTTTTTATCTCCGGCTGGCGGCTTTATCGTCTCCTCCTTTCGAAGGAGGACGATAGAGCCCTCTTTGATGTCTATTATGATTTTGCCGTAAAACCGAGACTGTCGCAAGCGGTTGAGGTAGGCAGTTAACCAAGAGGACTCATCTTTAAATTTAACACTCTCTGTAGAACCTATCATAACGCAGTCCGATTATCTGATGCAGACGGCTCACGCGCAGTGCGCCAATTCATGGTGAGGATAGGGCGTCTAGTCTCATCGTACCTCAGCAACAATATGTCCGTTACCATCCAAACGCCTACGTAGAGGGTATTGTTAATGGTTACATCACCCCGCCCAAGCAACGCAGCCTTCACTTCCTCCGCCTTGGTCATCGCTCCCTGAAAGCCCTCAATAGCACCACGGACACGTACTTGGAAGGAATTGAAATCCAATTTGAACTTAGGGTTAGGCTCGTTCACTGACCCGGTTGGGTAAATGGTTATAACAGTGTCCGGTGAGGAGGGCTCTTTAGAGATGTATATGCCCCAGCCAGAGGTAGCGCCGAAAACCCCTATACCGTCACTGACGAGTAAATCCTTAATGTCTTCAACCGCGCTCACCGCATACGTCCAGCAAATATCTCACCGAATCCCGTCTTAAACATGTCCTCAATACGCTCTTTTGCGGCCTCAGCGCCTTTCTCCAAAAACTTGGCCTCCCCATTGTCATGGTGCTGTTCCAAGTCCTCGTGGACTATCACGGCGTAATCTACTATTCCAGTGGGTGCATTACGGGTCGCGCCTGCGCGCGTTCTCCCGCCGTAACTAGCGACTGCGCGGAAGCCTGGCTTACTCTTCAGCTTCTCAGCCCCCGCCTGCCAACTCTCAGCCAGTGCATTGGTATCCCGGGGTACCAACTTATTTGACTCGGAGATGATGATCCGAGCTGCCCTCTCCGCCATTTCACCATTGCGGCGGTCTGCATCCTTCATCAACGATGTCAGGCCCTCCATCGCAGCATTAACTAACTGGACTTCGCCTGGGGCGCCTTTGATGCTTATCTTCTTGCGTAAAGTCATTAGAGAAAAATCTTCCAAAGAAAGTTTTGTGCACTAAGCGTTGGGGTCTTCTCAGCCTGTTTTATCTCACGCGCCCCATCAAGCGTCGTTGGGTCAGCGGCGGTTGAAGCGCCATTGTACAGATACCCCTCCGGCACTACCTCTATCTTCAAGTAGACTGTGGCCTCAGATACTATTGAGTTACCAGCATTATCTGTTACCACATCAGTTCTCTTCTCCCATCGCCCCCTAGTTTGTTGGGGGGTGGAGAAGGTCCGCCCCCCATAACCATCCGGCGTGCTGGGCGCCCAATAAGTTATTTTTTGCTTAAGGTTTCGATGTGACCAATTCACAGCAGGTCAATAACTTTTTGGTTGAAGTCCCTCAACTCGTGTCTCATGTATAATAACCTATACTCTGTTGATTGTCTGTTCTCTTCCCTCCCCCGGTAAGCCCTCCTTATACACTCTTCAAGCTGATTCCCCGTAGTTTCGTAGTCACACTGCATCACATTGGGGTAATCATGCACAAACGCATCATTCTTAAATGTATCTCCCAAAGACACCACAGGCTTAGTGCGAGAGTAGGCGAAGACGTGAGAATGCCAACGAGTGGCTACCATAACGTCTATCAAGTCATAGTAGCCCAGCAATGTAGTCACTCCCCATGGTTGCTCGGGGTAAATTGAGGGTGAGCACTCCTCTAATGAGGTAATTTTGTTGCCCAACACCTGCCTCATTACGTTAATACCACTCATATCGTACCGAGAGACGTGTGGGATGTAGAGTACAGACCCCCCTCCCAACCCCTCCAATACCCGCTTACAGTTTATAGCAGAATTCAACAACACTTCACGCTCAGGACACCGACCTAAGCGCCCCTCCACCCGGTCGCCAGCCCAATTAAAACCAATCAACGGTACAGCAACATCCTTGTCTGGTAGCCAAGCATTTCCCGCCTCTGTAAAAAAGGCGGGGTCGGGGATGACGTGGACATTACGAATGCCCCAATGGTGACACATATTCCTCGTCAACCGATCCCGCACGGATACTAGCCTAGCTACGCTACATAGGCGGCGGAAGTGGTCTATCGCCGTCATGCTAAGCGACTCGCTGTGCCAATACATGTTCAGCCCCACTCCATACACCACTATTGGTATGGTTATCGCATCAATGAAGTGAAGGGGTATATTGAATTGGTAGCCGGAGTGGTTCTTTACCCCATCAAACGCCCTGGGCATGAGTTGCCCGCCGGCGCCTATAATTAGCATGTCCCCGAAGCTGTTCACCTCCTCCAACATAGTGCGCGAGAACATAGGCTCGTAGCCGCTATCCTCGTCTTTGTCAGAGTTGATGGGAATGAACTCAATCTTCTCCTCGCACTGCTCCTGAAGCAGCCGTGTCTGGGCTAGATACATAGCAAGGTCGCCATAATTCCTCGACCAACCGCCCCATAGGTAGATGCGTTTCATAGCAACGACCTCGCTAAAGCCAAATCTTTGGGTAAGTCTATATCCACCGACCGCTCCGGTGGCATGACATAGGGGTAACTCAGGGGCACGTGGAATTCTCCCTCCTCCTGTAATGTTTGCCACCTTGTGGTGAATATAGCGCCATTTACACGGTACACCTCCCTTACCTCCCCGTGCTTTGTAACCTGTCTTTTGGGCAGGATGCGATGAAGTATACCTCTATCTAAGAGGCGGATGTTCAGCTCATTGGCCACCGGCGTAACCCCAATCACACTAGCGTTGGTGGGGCATTGTTGAAGGAGGTTGAATGCAGTGTTTATGTCGGCAGTGATGCGAAGTGGAGAGGTTGGAAGTAACATCATCACCAGTTCCATAGGGTTTAACTCTAGGTGTTTACAAGCATGCACCACTGCCTCTGCTGCGTGCACGTTGTCTGCCGCCAACTCCTCAGGGCGCCTAATTACTTGAAACCCTAAACCCGTACAGTACTGCTCTACCTCGTCACTATCAGTAGTCACAACTACTCTAGAGGCGTTAGAGTTCTTTGCCGCCATCAATGTCCAAAGGATTAATGGGTAGCCATTTAGTGAGACCATGTTTTTATTAAGAATCCTCTTCGAGCCTCGCCGCGCGGGTATTACAATAGTGTTCATAGGTCATTCACTCGGCGGAGTTTAGCGGCTATTGGCTTCTCCTCCTCATACACCCTAATCCTTCCATCTCCCCTAGCCCGCTCCCATGTACGTATATCACGTACTAACCTTCTCATGCCCTCGGGTTCAAGCGAGGCTGCCTGATCACTGCCAAACATAGCCCTGTTTAGTGTCACATGCCGCTCTACTGAGTACGCACCCAGCACGGCGGCCATGACAGAGGTAACCACGCCGGTCTCGTGTCCGCTATAGCCAATTTTTATGTTTGGAAACTGTGCATCTAGCGTGTCAAGGCCATAGAGGTTGATGTTACCAACCGGGCAGGGATAAGTGCTGTTGCAGTGGTAAATTAAGCTTACGTTTCCTCCCGCCTTCTCAATTGTATTAACCGCTGCAACGATTGTGGATAGATCCGACATGCCAGTGGAGATGGCAATAGGCTTGCCCGTACTCACCACCGCCCGCAGCAACTCTCTATCTGTAATACAAGCGCTGGCTACCTTGATGTAAGGTAAATCGAATTGGGAGAGGAAGTCTACAGACACTGTATCCCAAGGACTAGCAGTCCAATCAATGCCCAATGCACGGCAATACCTATCAATCTCTTTGTATTGCTCGGTGTTGAACTCAAGGCCAAACTTCAACTCTCGGTTGGTCGTACCAAAGGGGGATTGACGTGGTTTTGCTAACTCATCGTCTGTATAGACGAGGGGGACGGTACGTTTTTGGAACTTTACGCAATCAAACCCTACCTCATGGGCAAGGCTGATGAGTTTTTTAGCTATACCGAGGTCGCCGTTGTGGTTTATGCCGATCTCGGCGACTAAGTAACACTCACCAAAGGTCTTATTTAGCATGGGTTCTTCCCTCCGCTAATTGGGTCTGTAACTAAACTACCTGTACATTTCCTACATCAAATACCAGGACAATTACGCTTTGCCCCCTCAAGCGTTCCCCCAGACTGCACGTAGGAGTAGGCTTGAATGGCCTTCTTGAAGTGCATCTCGCCCATCTTCCCACTCCTTCTGTAGTCGTGTAGCAGTCTCATCAACTGCTGTTTCTGTCTGTCGTTCATCTCTATCACACTTCTAACCATCTCCACCCAATAAGGGCAGTGTTCGGGGCGAAAGTGTGGGTTGTTGTGAATAGCCTTTCCCTCTGCTTCCTCAATCCCTATGAAAACCAATACAATTATCAATGCTACAACTATTAGGTTAGCCCTCATGTCATCCTCCTAAGCAATGTCAATACTACGCCACCTCTCGAGCACCGCTTTGACGAGCGGCGGCAGTCCACTTTGCTCACCTGCAAACTTAGTCTCCGACGCATCCCCTGCCCGCTGCACCCTAATAGCAGGGTTATCGCTACGCTGCAAATACCACGATTTCACCAACTCATTGCACGCAAGCTGCACGTCCATAGGCAGGTTACTCTCCCCCTCTGTACTGCCCGGCAGTATATACCCCGCCTCATAAGTCACAGACCAATCCCGCCGCCCCGTCCCTGTGGGGCGCAGGGTGATGAAGTTAGTGTTAAGTCCAGTGCCTAGGAAACCGTCTTCCTTGAAGAGGATTCCGGCCTCAGCGTCATCGATGATAAAAGCTGTAGAGGACACTGTAGAGCCGTCGTGGGAGATGGCGGATATGTTAATGACGGGGCGGCGGCTTAGTTGTAAGTAGAATCCGCCATCCGAGGGCAGCGTCTCTGTCACCGTCTCCCGTGCAAACTTACGTCCACAAAAGCGCTCAATGAAGTCGCTGGCGGATTGGATGTATTGTGCCAACAGCGCATCATCACTGCTGCCCTCGATGTTGAGTTGCGCCTTTATCGACTGCAACAGCGTCAACTCTGTATGCTTAGCACTCGTGTCAACCGTAACGGGCATTTTTATCGCGGCTCCCAGGCTAATACATATACAGTACGTGTATCTGTACGTCCCTCACTTGTCGTTATCGTATTGCGCAAACGGTAAAGCTTACCGTGGTTGCCGCCAGAGATTGTGATAGTAGCCGTTTCAGTATCATTTGTACTACTATCTTCCACCACTCCTCCCACCGCCACGGGTTGTACTGACCAGGAGCTGGAGGAGATGGTTTCAGCAGATACTAGATAACCGTCATTCCAGTCTATGGTGTAATCTAGCGTTGCTCCAGGTACTTTTGTAAAAATCACGGCTAACCACGCCTTGAACGGTAACGAGAGTACATCGATTATACAGTTCTAATCTTTTGGTAACCAAACAATTCAAAATCATCACTACAAAGCTCGTTTATCATTGCAATGCTCTCTGCGTCTAAATACTCTCTGTAATCATAGTCCCCCCAATAATTACATGCTCCGTCTCTCGGCAGCGGCTCAGTAACAATGCCTATACCCCGACATATGCTATCCCACAAAACAGCCTCAAGCCCCTCATACTTATACACTGCTGGGAAGAGTTGAGGGTGTCGGATAAGGTCAGCCTGGCATAACGCCATTGGGACGCCATCTCGGTGTATAGGCTGCTGTAGAAAGCTTTTGAAGCTGCTAAAACTCTCCCTATACAGCTCTCGGTGAGGGCCTATCAAGCCCATACGGTAGAAAGACACTAGCCTAGTGTAGGGGTTACGGACGAAGCAGAAGATGAAGTAATCACTGAAACGCTCTGGGGCTTCAACCGCTTTGAGCGGAGCATGTTTAGCCCCCATGCTGTGGAATCCAGCCCCAGTGAGCCGAGACCTAATAGCTGTGCCCCCAGTTTTAGGAATGTGGAGAAAGAGGGCCTTTAGCTTGTGATTTACTAGCATTGGCCATTGGTATTAAAGTTCTCTCGCACAGTTAAAAGACTTAGTGAACCTTACTCTTAAAGTACTGCTTCACGTTGTCCGGCTCTATCTTTTGCTCCTCAGCAACCCCAATGGTTTTGGCGGAGATTTTAGGCCCAAACAGCTTTTTCCCCTGAAGCGTAGGGGTCGTAGCACGCGCCATCTTCTCTGCCTGCTCCGCGCTCTCTGCCTCTACACGTAGCACGCCCTTTACCTCTACCTCTACTCGGTAGATCATGTTCATCCTCCTTTTAGGCTAGGCTTAGCTAGCGTCAGCAATCTCTAGATCAAACGCATTGATGGTTGCAGTGTTCCCCTGGGTCACATCCTGAGGCGAGCTAATGGTCGTTACTACCCCCAGCTCATCTCCAACGGAGCCGCCGGTTGTCGTAAACACTATAGCTACATGATTAGCCCCCGTACTCGTAACATCAATCCCTAAGCCAGTAATCTGATCAAACGTAATCCTACGTCCGCTCGTAGCCCCATCCGCTGGACCCGTGATATTGGTTGCTCCATCTGTATTCACCTCACCCAAACGGCGTGCAGTACCACCACCGGAGACGGTACTGCCTTTATTCGTCTGAGCCTCGTTGAAGTTAGCAGGCTGTCCGTTGCAGAGAACAATCTTGCTGTAGTTGTTCTTGATGCGATTCAACAACTCATCCATGTTGTTGTCGTTAGAAAACTTAGCCATAGTCAAAACCCTCGCGGAGGTTACTGTTCATCATCGATAGTAATTGTACGCGCATTTCCGCCGATGTTAATAGTCCTACCCCTCGCCTTAATCTGTATAGTACGTCCAGAGGGCGCGGCGTCACTGACAATAGTGACCGCTGAGGTGTCGAGCAGTACAACTTGCGAGACGTCGCCTGGGGCAAATATTTGGTTTTGGCTTAGTGCCCCGGCGGCGGCGGCTTGAGTTTGCAGAAGATCATCAGGCGTAAGCAGTTGCTCAAGCGCCCCCAATGCGGTCGGGTCGAGGAGGACGCTCTGCAATAAATCATCTGCGCTGATGATGAAGTTGATGGTAATTGTGGACTCATTAAGCGCCTGCCCCTGTTGCACATCACTAGCCGTCAACGCATGGTCTTGTGTAACCGCGCCCTCGCCCGCGCTCAGTGCCTGCTCAGCATTGGCAGGGGCTAAGTCATGGTCTTGCGTAACCGCGCCCTCGCCCACGCTCAGTGCCTGCTCAGCGCTTTCTGGGCTTAGCGCGTGCTGCTGGGCTAGGGCCGCTGCGTTGAGGGTGACAGAGAGTAAGAGGTCGTTGGCAGACAAGTTAACTGAGTCGGTACTAATAGCACCCTGACTGAGGAGAACGGATAGCGTGACGGCATCAGCAGTTAGTATCTGCTGCTGCAACATCGTCGCCGCCTCCAACACCTGCCCTTGCAGCACGTTAGCTGCACCGATGATGTGTACATGAGAGGCGGTGGCGGGGTCCAAAGACTGCGCTTGGGCTACATCTGCCGCAGTAAGTACATGGTTTTGCGTGGCGGTAGTGGTTGTAATTGCCTGATTCTGGGCTACATCTGCCGCCAGCAAGCTATGCTGCTGCACAATACCTATAGACTCTAGGGCCTGTACCTGTGCAACGTCATCTGGGCTCAAGTTACCGCTTAAGGTAAGCGTTGCTGCCTGAAGTAGTTGATTAACGGTAACGGAGGCAGGATTTAGGGCTTGGACTTGAGTTATAGTAGCTGCCCCAACGCCCTGGGCTTGTAGCACGTCTGCTGTTGATAGCACCTGGTTTTGAGTTATGGTAATCGCGTCGATTAATTGCGATTGCACTACATCATTTGCCGCGAGGATGTGCGTTAAATCTACATTCGTTACGTCTAGAGACTGGGTTTGAGTCAGTTTATTTGCGGCTAGCGAATGCGCTTGTATTAGTGCAGCTACATCTAAACTCTGCTGCTGAGCGACGTTTGATGCAGTTAGGGCGTGGTTTTGAACTGTTGCACCGTTTGCAACAATTTGTGTTTGTGCGAGATCATTTGGTTCTAGCGTAATTTCACCACCCGCATCTAATTCAAATTCATGCGCGCCAATATCCCACGTAGTTATGCCAGTGCGGTCATTGCCGTTGATGTCGATGTTCACGTCAGTCGGCGACGTGCCCTGGTCTTCACCCGCATCCTCTGCGTCAGAGCCGCTTTTCAGATGCAAATCATACGGCGCGGCGTTGGACTCGAATTGGTCGCTTGACGCTTTTCCGGTAAGGCTGTTGGCACCGGAAGCCGTGGCGTCGCTGGACAGGCTGTAGTCTACATCCGCATTGCTCGGTGATGCGGGACTGAAAGCGGCAATGCTGCCCGTTGTCGTGCCCCCTGGATCTGTAGCAATGTTGTTGCGGTAGGTCGCCGCTGATTCATCGTTTATCTTTATACAGAAGCAAGGACCTGAGCCGCCATTATTTTTGATGTCGTGAACCGTGTTGTTATAAATCTCATCGTGACCGTTGTCACCACCGATGCCTAAGCTACTTTGTCCAGACCCAGCCGTTTGGGTTATATCATAAACGAAACTGTTATGAACTATCCCACTTCGGTTGTTCGCAAACATAATCTCATGGGGCTGCGCATTGGCGCCATCGGCCCCGTGGAAGAGGCATTGTCGAATTCCGCCTATAGAACCAAATATATTGCCCGCCCTAAGTAAGTTATCTCCCGGTCCACCGTTCCAATCCGCCTCATACCATTCCACGAAGCAGACCAGATCACATTCTAAGAACGAATCACCCTGCGTGGACGACGCGGGTACGTTCCTAACACCTGTACCCTCTACTCCGTCGTGCCGCTCTCCTACCGGCGCCGTGATCAGTATCGAGTCTGGACCAACATCACTGAAAACTACGAACTCATCGTAGGCCGCGTCGTTATACACCTCGGCTATTGCGCGATCCCCCGCCCCGGGAACTGTCGTGTCATCGCCCTCGTAGTCGTTGGCTTCCCAC